TGCATATGCATCGGGTTCAATGAATATGCGAACCGAAAAAGATTTTAATATTCGAGCCGACAAAAATATAAACATAGAAGCGGGTGAAAATATTCATATGCATAGTGTTAAAGGTGATACTAAAATTAACTCAGGCTCAGATGAAGACGGAATCACAGGCGAAATACATTTAAGAAGTAAAGGTAATCAGTTTTTACAAAGTGAATCTGGAATGAATATTAATATCGGAGTAAACTGTATAGTAACAACTGGTGGAAAATTACATTTGAATGGCCCTCTTGCTCCAGAATCAGAACTCATCTTAGTTGGCTCTATGCCAGATATGCAAGCCTTAGAAACTACAGAATTGAACAATACGATTCTATCTGAAATGCCAACACACGAACCTTTTATTCGACCACACGCTACTAAACTTTCCACTAGTGAATTTGCAATTTCATCTGCAAGTGAAGATGGCTTAAAGAATATGGACAAAGCATGATATACAAAAAGAAAAAAGGCTCATTACTAAACTATATACAGATGCCTCTAAATGTTATAACCTCAACTGGAACCTATCTAGGAACAGGATATGATGCGAATGATAACCCATCATATATACTTTCTCACATAAGAGTTAACCTTGAAAACGTGTCAGATTTAACTTTCTCATCTATGAGCAAGGATGCTATTATATTAGATAATAAGCCAACAATTACTATTAAAAATAACATAGTTGGATATAATTATAAAATATCTGATACTGAAATAAATTATGGTTATATTACGGTCGCATCTACCCGAATAGATATCACAACCAATAAGATAACAAAAGGAATGGCAGAATTTATCTTAGAAAAACAACTAAGAAATATAGGTAATGTATTAGAGAAATTCATTACTGTAAAGATTGCACAGCCACAATATGATGCATTACTGTATCACTTTTTTTACGAAGGTGTTAGTACTATAGAAACTAGCCCAATCATAAAACTTATCAATGAAAAAGATTGGTACTCAATTACAGATGAAATTCAAAACGGTATAACGAAAAATGGTAAAATAAATGAAAGACTAACTCAGAAGAAAATTAAAACTGCAAAACTTTTCAGTTATGTTCCTGGATTTTAACGTTTATCTATAACTTTATCTGCAAGACCAAACGCAACCGTTTCTTCAGCAGACATAAAGTTGTCTCGCTCCATCGCTTCAGTTAATTCTTCAAATGTCTTTCCAGCAGTGTTATGTGTTACATAAATTCCAGTCAATCGTTCTTTCATCTTAAGAATTTCTTTAACTTGAATTTCCATATCAGTTGCTTGTCCGCCTGCACCACCACTTGGTTGATGAATCATTGTGCGACTGTTTGGCAATACGTGTCGTTTTCCTTTAGCACCCGCCTGGGCAAGTAATGAACCCATAGAACACGCTTGTCCCATCACTGTAGTTGCTACTGGAGAAGTGATAAACTGCATAGTATCATATATTGCCATACCAGATGTAACTGCTCCACCGGGAGAATTGATATAAAAATGTATATCTTTGTCTGAATTCTCTGCTTCTAAGAATAATAACTGGGCACAAATCAAGTCCGCCTGATAGTCATTCACTTCGCTAGTTAGAAATATAACTCTTTCTTTTAATAAACGAGAGAAAATATCGTAACTACGCTCTCCATTTGCTGATTGGTCAACGACCATTGGTACTAAATTTGGCATCAGATGTTATCCTTGTTGTATTATTACTGTTATTTATATGTATAATAACACTATTAAGTCAAAAAGTCAATACTAAAACTACGAATATTATGTCCAGATAAATACATTAAAGATAAACTACAGAGAAAATAAAGTTATGCCATTATTCACTGGTTTTAGTACCAAAAATAAAAATGCAATAAATCACGTACTGTCTGGTAAGGACTTGGTGATTGAAGACATTATGAACCATATTATGACACGTAAAGGTGAACGAGTAATGTTGCCTAATTACGGGTCAATTATACACGATATGTTATTTGAACCGCTAACTGATGAAACTACTGAGTTAATTGAAGAAGATTTAACAAACATCATAAATGATGACCCGAGATGTAATTTCGTTAGCATCGATATTACAGATTCGGACCACACAATAAGTGCTAAATTAAGACTCGATATACTGCCCGAAAATGAGACAGTAGAATTGAGTATTGATTTAGACAGAGAATAATAGAGAGAATAATATGAGCCAAGAACGCACAGACAATCTATTCGCAAGTGAGAGTTGGACAACAGTATATACTGCATTTACCAACGTTAGCCTCAAAGCATATGATTTCGATACTATAAGAGAAGCCCTATTAGCATATATAGGACAAACTTATCCTGATAAATTTAACGACTTTATTGCAAGTTCAGAATTCATTGCGATTCTCGATTTAGTTGCGTATCTAGGACACAGTTTATCATATCGTTTAGATATGAATACCCGTGAAAACTTTATGGATACTGCTGAACGTAGAGCAAGTATTCTACAAATGGCAAAAACTCTAGGTTACAATAAGACACGCCCAATCAACGCAAAGGGCTTTATGAAGATTACGAGTTTGTCTACTGACGAGCCAGTATTTGATAATTTGGGCATCTCTTTGTCAGGAAAGACTGTAAACTGGAATGACAGCAATGATATAGATTGGTATGAAAACTTTATTAGTGTTCTAAATTCAGCATTTTCTGCCACAACTAAAATTCAAAATCCTACATCTACGCTAAATGTGGCAGAAGTTGACCACTCATTGTATGAGGTAAATGAAACATCAGCAACAAAAAATATAAATTATACATTTTCTGCAAACGTTGATGGAAAAACTAGAAACTTTGAAGCGGTTCGTGTAGCATTAGACACAACAAAAACTAGAATAGAAGAAGATGAACCAAATCTTCAAAACAACTTTACGATTATTAACAGAAACGACAATTTGGGTTCTGCTAGTGACAGAACTGGATTCTTTGTTTACGCCGTTTCGGGCACATTAGGGTTCAAAGATTTCTCTTACGATACCAAACTTTCTAATAGAATAGAGCCAATAACTGAAAACAACATCTCTAACTCAGATGTTTGGATTCAGAAAATTGATTCAAATAGAAATTATATGTCGTCTGTTGTAAAAGTAGACAACGAAACAAGAGAGACCGCAATATATAATAGTTTACGAACTGGTTCTGGAGACTTAGTAAGTATAAACTCAGCAGACAATAACGCAATTGCTCTACATTATCCAGATGGAGTATTTGGAAACGCTGCCTACGGCAACTACAGAACTTGGTACAGAGTAGTAGATAATGATAATTTTTCTGTAAATGCTAATGATATTTCTAACGCAACTATAACAATTCCATACACTGGCAGTGATAACAGAACTTATAGATTAACGCTTACATTTTCAAGCACAAGAGATTTTAGTGAAAACTTTTCAGGAGAAACATACTCCAGTGTACGCAGAATAGCACCTAGAAGTTATTATGCACAAGATAGAATGGTCAATGCACAAGATTATAATGTATATCCATTAACTCTCGGAAATAATGTCGTTAATAAAGTTAAAGCAGTGAACACTTCATTTGCTGGCAACTCTCGTTTCTATGAGATGGATGATGTTTTAGGACACCACTCTAACTTGAACATAACTGGCTCTGACGGAAGCGTATTTGTAGAAGATGAACCAATATCTGTTTCATTAAGTTACAATAAAGCAAAAGCAAACACTGATAACTTTATACGAAATGATATAGCAGGTGTATTAAAACATCCAAGTCTTTTTAATAAATTCCTTCATACGAACCGACTTAACGCACAAGTAGTTGTGCCACAAACAGGAAACAGTTATACAATTAGTAGCACTGACGGAACAACTATAATAGGAACCAGCATGGCTGACCTCGTATATGTTGGAGACAGTATTAAATTACAGACATCATCAGGAACAATAATCTGGGCAGATGTAAAATCGGTATCAAGCACAACTTATACATTAAATAAACTAATATCAGAGGCTGGTGAAATAAAATCAATTGTAAGAGGATTTAGAACAAAATTCAAGGCTACTGATTTCGTTGGTCAAGGAATAGGAGCAATTAAAAGTAAAATTGACCCTAACACTGAGACCTTTACTTTATACTACACATATGCGAGTAGTGTATGGGGCTGGTCACTAACACAAGGTGCCGCTTCAGATGTTAGTGTTGAGTTTAAATATAAATCTGGAATTAGAGACAATGAAGCAGAATATACAGCAACATTTACTGGTAAAAAAGTAGCATTTGAAAGTAGAAAACAAGTTAAATTTTACTACGGCAATACAACTGATGTGATTGATAATGAAACCAATCTATCTAAACGAGATACTATATATCTTAATTATGAGTCCGTTGCATCAGTTAGTGGCGGGTCAACTTATACAGCAACAGATGAAACCGTAAACATAGGACAAGTTCCAGTTTCAACTGTAGTAACAGACGGTGGAACAGGAGCAACCTTTAATGCAGTATTTCAATATACTGGTGCACCAGAGACATACGACTTTACTGAAAGTAATGCAGTCACATCTACTAGTTACTCACATTCTTTGATATCTCCTAACGGAGTAGAACACACACTTAGTAATTCTAATATTTTATCACCGGCGTCTCCGAATAACATCATAGGAGCAACACCGACTTACACTCTTGGATTAGGAATAACAGATTTAGCAACTTTAACAGATTTGACAACATCAGTTCAACAAGATGTTCCAACTGTTGCCTCTAGTGAAACCAACTTATCTACTTTAGCAGTTGCATTTACTGATGGATATACAGGAAATATCGCAAATTCACAAAATAGTACAACTACAATATCTAGTACACAAATTGGAAACTTAGGGTTTAAAGGAAAAATATCATTATCATATTTCAATGCTGCCGCAACAACAGGCAATTTTAAGTGGCGTGATGTTTCTGATAATGTAGAAGTAAATGATTACACTACAGTATATAACTCTATTCCACAAGAGTATACCTTTACTAATAGTGTTGCATCATCAAACATTATTAATCACCTAGATAACGACATCTTCTTTAAACAGTATGCTTATGGAGAATTTACATTTACAAACTCACAGGGAAGTGACCCTCTTACTACTAGTAACATTGTACTAAGAGATGTGTCTGGAATAATATTAGACAACGCACATATAGAAGTTACGAATACAACAGGAACAACATACAAAATTGTTTTCTGGACACATGCAGTAAGCGTCGGAGACCTCATTGATGTGTACATTGGTACTTCTCCTACATTATCAGAACTTGCAAATTACTCGGTACGAGTAAAAGCAACATTCGATATTTCTAATAACAGCCAAAACACAACAACAACATATAAGGCACTCTCATCGTATGTTTATGATGACTACTATACTACAGCAGGATATATAGATAATACTAAAGTAAAACTAATGATATCAGATACAACTGATAACCCATTTGGATTAGTCGAAGTAACTGCGGACGAAAGTATTGTGATGGAAGAATACGCAATTGGTTCGATAACATATGAACGAGCATCTGAAGATTTCATATCAACTTCAAATGTTAGTTTAGTTCCAGCCTCTGCAATAATATATTATAATACCACAACGCCTGGATGGTGGAGACGAAATGGCGGTAGTTGGACTCTAATGACTGCCGGCACAGCAACGCAAGTTGCCGCTGGCACCGCGGACTATAACGATATGGATGGAAATAAATTAAGAATACACTACAATGGCACACAATATAGAGTACTAGAGGGTATATCTTTTGTTGAAGACCCATTTACAAGTTTCAGATGGGAACACTATGCTGACATAGATAAGAGAATTGACCCTAGTACTAGTAACATCGTTGATATGTATGTACTAAGTTCAGATTATGTTAGAAATGTAAACAAATGGATATCAAGCAATTTCACTACGACTACTCCGGTTGCTCCAAATAATTACGAACTATCTAAGATAATGGACACTATAGAGCCAAAAGCAACAATGGCTGACCATATTGCTTACATTCCGGTTGAATTTAAATATCTATTTGGCCCAAATGCTAAACCAGAAAACCAAGCAGTATTTAAAGTTATTAAGAAATTGGGAGTAGGATACTCTGACAGTGAAATTAAAACAGCAGTATCTACAAAAGTAAACGAATATTTCGCAATTGATAACTGGGACTTCGGAGATACATTCTATTTCTCAGAACTAGCGGCGTATCTTCATAAAGAACTTGGAGATTATATTTCAAGTGTAGTAATTACTCCTAAATATTCTACAAATGAGTTTACAAAGTTATTAAGCATATCGTGTGCTTTAAATGAAATATTTATGGCAGTCACAACATCAAACGATGTAAAAATAATTACACAATTAGCACAATCTGAATTAGTAGGCGAATAATATGGCAAAGAAGATTTATGACTTTCTTCCCGGACATCTAAAGAATAAAGAGTTAGAAACAATATTTGAGACAACTCTTGACCGAGTTTTTTCTGTCGGCGAGATGGAGAAAACAAAAGCATTTGTCGGAAGAAAAGAAAAAGGGATATACAACAATAAGGATGCATATCTCTCTTTCCCTCCAACAGCATATGCAAGAGATAATTATGGGTTAGAACCAACCTTTTCAAACAGAGACGCATCTGATAATATATTCTATGATGACTTACTCAATTCATTATATAATAAAGGTTCTTTAACGAATGACCACAGACGATTATTCAAAAGCACTTTACAAACAGTTCAGTTGCCAATAGACTTAGACAAGTTTGTCAACTATAGTATGTATTATTGGGTATCTCCTGGTTTTGCCACCCAGACTATAACTGCTGGCGCATTCATTAAACATATTCGATATACAATTGTAACAGCCGGCACAACAGATTACACACAAATCGGTGCGGCGAATAACAATATTGGTACAGTATTCACAGCAACAGGAGTTGGCACCGGAACAGGAACTGCGTCAATAACAATCGGTTCGACAAAGAAACACTATGTAACAATCGATAAAGGAAATGGTGATGCATGGAGTTCCAATAACTCTTGGTATCATTATGATGATATCAGTTCTTTAATTACAAATGCTAACTTTACTTTAATATCACAAGCAATACGACCTATTATTGAATTTGATAAGAACCTTGATTTAAGTGCCACAGCACCAGCGTCTGAGATTGAGTTTCCTACATTTAAGACCTACGACTCAGACAATAATTATATTACTGGTGAAGATAAAAAAATATTTCATTATGTAACTGGCAGTGGTTATGTAACTGATACTGAGTTAGGTTTTAAACCTAAAGTAAAATCTGGAGACTATCATAGTGAATATGTCTTTAACATAGATTTACCAGAAACAGATATGTTTAAAGTTAGTTCAGATTATAAAAAATTATATACTACTAGTGTATTCGATTATAGAAATCTAAGACAAGAGATAGGTGATAAGATTACAGTTTCAGAAATTGAACTACTACAATCACCTAAATCCTTCAACACAATTGATTTATATGTAGACGGCAATAAACAAGTTGGCAACTACACGTTTGACAGTGCGACAAATAAGATAACAATGTCTGCGGCAGTTAGTGGAAATATATATGTTGATTATTGCACTTCTACTTCGGTTGTCTATGATGGTGAAACTATATTTCAACGCATTAACCCCGCGGTCGAATATAATGTAGATAACAAATCATATTACAATGTAGAGATGCCGTACTCTCTTGTTTTCGAACATTCCGTTAGAATCATCGAAACAGTATCAGGATTAACTGGTAGTCCAATTGCTAATAATAATTATAGAAACATAGGTACAACCACAGACAAATTAAGAAATGCAACTCAAGGTAGTATACTTATTAAAAACACTATTGATATCAAAGAGGCGTATTTTGCATTAACACGAGAAGATTATAATCCTATCAAAGCAACAGAGTTTCTATCAGGTGCATATAACGGTTATAAAAATAAATTATTGACTACAATTATTTCTATTTTAGAATCAAGTGCAAGTACTACTAAAAGTGATTTAGAAATTTTAGAAGAAGCAATCGATACTATTTCTCTAGGCAAACATTCAAGTGTTAGTATTTTTAAAGACAGCACTATGTTGAACTTCGGTGATAACTTCTCTCATTACCAAACACTAGATGTTACTGTTGTTAACGGTGCAGTTACCAGACCTATGCCAACATTTGATGAAACTATAACAAACAAAAAAGATGCAGTCATTATCTTAAACGGTGTAATTCAAAAATTAAATGTAGACTATACATTAAACACTGGTAACACAGAAATCACTTTTACAACAGCATTATCTACGAATGATATATTATCAGTTAGGCATTATACTAACATCAAAGAAACTTTTATTCCGCCTAGTGCGACATCATTGAATATTGCACCTGCATATATTCCAGAGTTTGTATCAGATGATGGTTATAGTCCTACAGTAGACTTTATTAGAGGCCACGATGGCTCATTAATTCCAAAGTATGGAACTAAAGTTGATGATATACTTCTTGCATTTGAAACTTTAATATTTAATAATTTATCAGATAACGCTAGTTCTAAAGTTGATAGTATGAATTACGGACTATACGACACATCTAGTGTCGATTATTCAAATAACGAAAAGAAATACATTATGTATCCTTTCTTTAAGAAATGGATGACAAGAAACAATATTGATAACTTAACTAATGACTCTTATACAAGTACTGGCGCCGATGCTTATAAAACTTGGAACTATAGAGCAAAAAATGATTTATCAGCAGGTCACTGGAGAGGACAACTAATACACGCATATGGCACAGATAGACCACTGCAAGAACCGTGGAAAGCGATAAAATTATCACAGAAGCCAGCAAACTTTGATTCTACATACGGAGCAAATTATACACTCGATGCATTTTGGAACTCATTAATAAATGCAAACTCTTTAACTTGTCCAATCCCAGTTGTTGGTGGAAACTTAAAAGAACCGAATGACTTATTCTTTGGTAGTGCAATAACCGCCGATGACATTGCATTGATGGACAAAGCGTGGGAATTCGGTGACAACTCACCAGTAGAACTAGCATGGACAAGAAGTAGTGAGTTTGCCTTTGCTGAGTTTATGTTAATGATATTGTCAAATCCATTTAAAGTTGTGCATGAATACACGACACAGATTACAGATATTATTACTTACTCTAATAAAAATGAAGGTATTGACACTAGTTTGGTTGTTGCAGAAAAAGTTGATTATGAATTTAAGTTAGGTTCAAAACTAGGTGGCTTTGTTAACAACTTTAAATTGCAATCAGAAAACAATTCATTAGCAAATAGTAGATTTACAGAACTACCAACTGATAACTTTAACTTAGTTGTTCACGCAGGTGTACCAAATAGAAGTGAGTTCTTCAGTGCTATCGTGTTAGAAAAAGTATCACTTGACTTAGCACATCCTGTGTATTCACTTTCAGATGTAGCAACATACTACAAAGGTCTAGTTGTTTTAAATACTGGAGATGGAAAATACTATAAAAGAAAAATAGA